ACGACACACGGAGCAGTACTCAAGTGGTGAAGAGGACGGTTTGCTAAACCGTTAGGCTGGGTGACCGGCGCGAGAGTTCGACCCTCTCCTGCTCCGCCAAACACAAGGGATAGAGGCTTTGAGATTAAATTCTCAAGGCCTCTTTTTTCGTCTAGTGGCGCACAAGTTGGCGCGTGAGAATTATTTTTGGCATAAAAAAAGAAGCCCTATTCTGTCACGAATAAGGCTTAAAATATTTTTAAAATTTATGTATTTTTATGTTGACAATACCAATAATTATTGGTATAATAAAAGTGTAAGGAGGTGAAAAAATGTGGAAGAAAAAATAAACCTTGCGACAGCAGTAATCAACTTAGTCACAGCGATACTGCTAATCCGCAAGGCTCGGTCGGGGGATTAACTCCCCCACCCCTCTTCGGGGGTTAAATATATTATATAACTTCCACATGGTAAAATGCAAATATCAAACATCACAATTATTATCTCTGCTGTAGCCCTGTTGGTTGCAATCGTTGCTTTTTATTATTCTATGAGAAAGTAGGAATCCTGCATGAATCCAATTGATGAAGTAATGACGACTAAAGAGGCCGCCGCCGCTTGGGGCATGCCTCAGAACACAATCCAGTATGCCTGCACAGGGCAAAAAGGATACCCTCCCAGATTCTCCCCTGCCGAGTGCCGGAAAAGTGCTGGCACTTGGCTTGTCACTCGCACAGGGATGACAAGATTATACGGAGAAATAAAAGAAACCCCTTAGAAATTAAATCTAAGGGGTCTTCCTTTTTTATAGCTTCCCATGCGATACTCTATCCCTGCACTCTGCTTGCTTTGCATCGTTGAAACTTTCAATATTTGAGAGATAGCCAGTAATCCGGCGAACTCGTTTAATCGGGGATTTTTCGACGGCTGTTAATTCTATTTCATCGCCATCAAGTTTTAAATCAATCGTTGCGATCTGCTTTCCATCAGCACTCCAAAGGTTCTTTTCGTGTCGTACAACATCCTCGATTTCGTCAGAGGTAATTCCTTCATCCGCTGTTACTTTAATTCCATCTACTATAATCATCTGTTTCACCTTCCGAAATTATAATATCATTTTTACGGATTTTTTAAAGTGGAATTTTTACTGCCGGGATAAAGCAACCACCCCGATAACGACAGCACCAGCGATTCCGCCAATCACTATTTTCTGCTGTTTATGGCGCTTGATTTCCCTTTCGTATTTCTGCTCTAATGCTATCAATGATTCCTCGGTTTTCGCTAGCAAGGCTTCCAACCTCTTCGAGTTTTCCTCGGTCATCAATAAGTCGGTCTGTAAGGACTGTATTTCCATCAATAACGCTTGTAACTGTAATTTCTGATTGTTGTAGTCTTCTTCGGTAATCTTCGAGTTCTGCAGTAATTCCGCTATTAATCTCTCTTGCCGCTCGGAGTTCTGCTCTAACAGATTCAAACTCTGCTCTACCTTCTGTATGTCCATGGCTTCTGCCGAACAGGTACCCGCCCAGAGCAATAAGCAAGACAGCAATAAACAAATAGATTTTAGAATAGTGTTTTTCTTTTTCATTCATGATTTCCTCCTTACCCATCCCAATGCCTTGTATGCTTAAAAACAAATTCAATGTGTACCCACCCCTCACGGTGGTACAGACCCACATTGATTTTATTTTCTAACCCATGCGCCCTCGCCGCATCCATTACAGTGTTAAATAGGGCTGTCGCGCTTGCGTTATAGTCCATTGCGTTATGGATATCCGCCGCGCAACCTTTAATGTGCCAGCTATTAGCCGCTCCGCCCACTTCTCTATTTACTGCTGGGGTACGATAGCCGCTTTTATATCCCGCACGAGTGGTATTCACTACCCAACCTTTATTCCAATCCCTGAGAGTATCCAACACTTTAAAAAGATTGGCAGTATTCTCATCATTGGTGCAAAGTCTGCCGTGCTCATTATCCCAAGCGTATTCATTCGAGGATCGTTTTAAGGCATCCCACTCTCTTACGCTCCAATGCCTACTCACATATAATGGTTTCTTCATCCGTCTACCCCCTTATCTTTTTTGAGTTGATTGATTTTAGTCCTTAAAAACTCTGGGATATGATTGTCGTACCCCATGCGGTCAATGTTTTCCAAAATGCTCAGTCCTTCATTTGCCGCATAGCCAAATATGACCATTGACCGCAGTAAGTGATTGAGTTGCATCGCACCATCTAAGGTATTTGCAAAAGCTACGAACGCAAATATCACTAATTTTTTGATTATCCCTTTAAAGCCAACATTGGAGCTTAAAGACTTTGTTTTAAAGCCTGCAGTTAATCCGGTCAAATAATCCAACACGACCAACGCAATAAGCATGGTCAGTGCCTTATCAAAGCCACCTACTGCCACAGTGACCCCAGCCCCTAATAATGAGCCGTAATACATCATGTCAGGATTAACTCTTAATATGCTTTTCAAAAAGGCGACTGCCTCGTTATAATTCAACACTTCCACCCCTTTCATTAAAAAAAAGCGACTGATTCATTCAGCCGCTTCTTCTATATTATCTTCCACTATTTCGGGATAAATATACTCACGAAAGCTCGCTACATTCGGATTATACTGCTGGGTTGCTTCAAGCTCTTTTTGTGGGCTGTCTGTCTGAATCAGAGTATAAAAACTGCCGTCTTTATTTAAAAATTCATAAATCATCAGCTCCTACCTCCAAACTCAATTACTCGAACCCAGCCTGCGGGGCCAGCGTTGCCGGGCGTCTGACCAGCGGTGCTGCCAACAGTCCCGCCATTGCCGCCGTTTATATTAAACGTTGCCTCATTTATCATAGTTTCGCCTACCAAAACAACCACTCCACCTGCACCTCCACCGCCGCCGCGAGCATTATTTCCTGACACATTTCCGCCATTCGCACCGCTTGCATTAAATTGACCGATATGACTCTGGTAAGGGCTAAAAATTACTATCCCGCCGCCTCCTGCGCCGCCTGCGCCATTGTTAGTCGCGCCCTGAGCTATGTAACCTGGGGTTCCACCACTTCCCCAGAACAATGGCAAGCCTGTATCGTTTAAAAATAAGTCTTGCTGATCTAGTGACGGTGTCGCTCGGGCGATTAAAGGCAAATTTCTAAAATTACTATAAACGACACTATTCCCAGCTCCATTACCACCGCCGCCAGCACCATACCCAGCAGTACTCGCACCAACTATAGAACCAGCATTCACCGTACCATACACCACAGCCGCCCCGGTTGCCCTAACTGCGATTCCCGGAAAAGCCGCTCGATTTGCGGTTGCCCCTTCACGAACGTAAAATATCTGGCACTCGTTGTAAATCGGTAAATTAACCGTGCCACTTAAAATAGCGATTATATCCGTCTCTGGAGCGTATCCGTAATTCCGTAATGGGTCATTGCCTGCCCTCTCCCCAGACGAGATGCTGCCTGTTCCGTTATAGCGCACTTGTACCATTTTATTCGCATCTGCGGAATTAAAACGAATCGTTCCGGTGTTCCACGTATCGTCGCCGCTAGGTGCTGTTGTGTAGTCCGCCTGAAATTGATTTGTTGCGGGTTCTGCAGCCACAGGGGCAAGCTCTCCGCCGTAAGCCCTTAATGGCGACGTTGTTGATTCTGCGGTATGTATTACTGCCAGAGTTCCATTGACCCCTCTTGTTACTGTTACGGTTCCGCCTGATATCCCAGTAACTTCTACTTGCTCGTCGTCTATCGTTAGCACATCGCCCACCGAAAACGGAGTAGCGAGGTCAAAATCCATAGTGATAGAGGTTTGCGCCGCCGTGAGGTTTCCCACGATAAAGGCGAAAAATCTTGCCCGCACTGTAGAAGGGTTGTCCTCTGCCGGTACATCTCGCAGTCGTATATAATGCGGCTGGTTCGCTGGCACAATATGGTAATCCGTCATTGCTACGGACTCCATCATGCCGGAAAAGGGATTCAACCTGTAATCATGAGGCATTAAAAAGTTCCTCCTTTTAACTGTCTTGTATTATTAGAGCTTATCTGCTCTTGTTTTTTTGCTTCTCGCTCCATGCCGAGAATCCACGAACTTACATCTTTCCTAGTTTCACCAAGTTTTAAATTACACTGGATACCGTTTGTCGAATCAATAGCGTACTCAATGCCCGTTATCGGGTAATACTTCGGCACTCCCTCTCTCGGAGTGATTGCCGCCCGACCTTGGGTGCTGAGTTTTCTCACTGAAAAAGAGCCGTCAGCCGCTGGATACTCTAATCTTACCCCTTTGACGCTAGCCGACTGTTTCGGGTCTTTTTCTACACCGAGAACCTCATTGCCCCAGCGCACGGCATCGGCTTCGCTAAACGCCGATGGAAGCGACCAGACGGCTTCTCTGCGTCCGTACTTCTGTTGGCTCTCTATATCCTCAACCACGGCCAGCCAGTTAGCGCCATCATCATCTAACTTGCCGCCTCTTATCCAAGCATAATTTATGAGGTCTTCCACATCTTCTGCGGGGGAGTATTCTTTTAGGTGCTCCCCTGCCCAGAAGCGGGCTTGCTCATTAATCTCTGAGCGAATCCTTTTAAAATAAAGCCTGTTGTACTCATCTACCCCACAGACAAAAGTGGCTGTGAACTCCACAAGTTGCTCTAATGCCTCTTTAGCAGTCACGCCATCAAAAATAATTGACGATACAGTAAAGCCTGTCCGCTCAATCTCCGAGGAGATCGCCCTGATGCCCACCTTGCTCTCTACCTGAGTACCGATTGCCCTCACGATATCAGACACGTCCACGTTTTCAAACGTTCCAAATACAAGCACCCTGTCTAATAGGCTATAGTGACCATCTCCGGAGATTTTAAAAGTCGTATCCGTTGAGCCAACTACAGGGCGAGAACGGACACGGCCAGAATACCATGGTCGAGAATCGTTATAGAGGTGTATATCAATTCGGCGGTCGTAGTCAAAATGATCTGCGTCCGGAAAATCCAAAAATACAATCTCAAACTGACCACACCCGGTATCAACTAAGCTAAATTTAAAGTTTTTCACACTGTTATTTTTAGCAGTCGAAGCATACTCAGCCACCTTCAATCCGTCTTTACCGTAGCATTTAATAGCGAACACACCATCTATAAGCGGTGTTGAGCTACCTGACGTTGTCGAGCCGCTACCACTACTGCCTTGTGATGTTTGCCCTGCGTAAATAGAGCGTCCATAAGACCAACGCCCATACATTAAATTCAATTTCTCACCCCCTGTTTTTGGCACGAAAAAACCGCCCTTAGTAGAGCGGTTTTACTTTTGTTAAGCCACTTCTTGGACACCGAGAATCCTTTTTAGCACAGGCACTACACTATCGTAATAGCGCCATGTTTCTACTTGTTTATCTGAATGTTCCGCTTTGTCGTAGAACACTTGCCCGTATTCAGCTACTTTAAGTTGGTTTTGGTTCGCTGTCCTACCCACCATATTTGCCGACACTCCGAGCATATTGCCAATCTCCTTCGCAGAATATGTTTTCCGCATGGACACAGGCAAGAGTTTTTCTCCTGTCAAAATCTCAGCGGCTCGACCTTTTAGCACTTCCTGATATTCAGGCACTTTAATATCTGCCGACAATTGCATAAGTAGTTTTGCCTGTCTTGTCCTCGCATTGGAGAGCATGACCTCTACCCGCTTCGCCTGTAATTCCTCTTTTCGTGACGGGGTCTGATACTCCCCTGTCTTGCGAATTGAGGGTAAGACTTCATCAAATACCCAGCTTTCAAATTTCTCTGCTTCCGGCAGTCGGGAATTGATAATCAGCCTGTATAAGTCACCTTCGGGGATTATACTCATTTGTTGTTTTCCACCATTTGTGAGGATGCCCCGTTTCAGGGTACCCTTGCAATGCCTTTGCAGTGCGTTTCTCGGCTTTTCATACCCCAACGCTTTCGCCACATCACTACCCACAAAATGAGGTTTGCCGTCTACCTCTATAATCCGTACTTCTCCGAATTGGGAATTATTAAAAATTTGTAATTGATTTTTCATGCTACTTTAGCTCCTTTTCCGTCTACAAGATAACTATAAAGTTTTTCGTGAATCTCAAGCAATCTCCGCTCTATATAATGAATTGCGTCAGCTTCTCCAAAATTTACTGACCCTCCCTCGGACATTGCTATCTGGGCACACCTCAAACACATAAGGGCTTGTTTGTGTTCATACAATAAATCTTCCATCTCTATTTTTGACATAAAAAAACACACCTTTCTTTTTACCCGAAGAAGTGTGCTATAATAGATTTGCAACTTCTTCGGGGTTGCGCTTAGAATAAAGACTTGCAAACTTTCGACGGGGAGCAGGTCTTTATTCTTTTTCTTTTTTCAGGCTTGTACGGACTAGCCTAACCCCTTTCCTAATCACTTCACTTCGAGTAACTGCCAAATCCTCTGCACAAGAATCCAGTTCTTCCATGAATTCCTCATCAACTCGAATCTGAAATTTGATTTTTTTAGGGCTGTCTGTCGGTCTGCCTGTTCGTGGGCTCATTTCATCACCTCACTTTCGTCATGACATAAATATATCCAAAGTCATGACAAAAGTCAAGAGGTAATTTAAAACTATTTTTCTACCACCACCTCGGCGTATATTCGATTTTAATTCTACCCGGCGCGCCTTTATATATTAAAGTGTTTTGGCCGGGGTCTAACGACATGAAAGTTCCGTTAAACGTATTGATAGCGTTACTGTTATCCCTATAGACTGTACCGTTTTCGGCATTGACCGTCAGCCAATTTTCAGAGGTCAGCATGGTGTCATTCAGCGAAAATGATTCGCCACGCTCTGCAGAGGTTAAAGTTATCTCACTCATGACTGTTACTGGCTGAAATGAGATTATGAGTGGTACATCCACATTACCAAGATTGGCAATCCGTATAGGCAATCCTTCCGCCCCTGTCTGCTCTTCTACTGTGATTTCCCGAACTACAGGAAAGTCAGAGTAGCGGAACGGATCAGCGCGCCGAAGAGTAACTTCAATTTCGGCGAATCTGCCTTTAAACGAAGATATCCATTTATCTTTTACCCCTGAAAGCCTGCTGATTCTGTAGTGTGAATCAATTCGCCCCGTGTAAATTTTATAATTCTCACGAGTAAATACAGCCATTACTTCCGCCAGGGCATTATCGTATTCGTCACGATTCTCAGCTCGGATATGAAAAGTTAGGCCAAGTGTCTTTACTTTCGCTTTATAATCCCCGACCTCATTACCACCGTGAGAATAAGCCGGATCCTCTGTCTTACCCCTCATACTCAGCGTATTTTCTCCGTTAGTCGCACAAGGATAAGGGAAGTCATAAACTGTGCCATTCGCGAACACCAAGCGTAGGGGCTCGGTATTGATTACTCTTTGAGGAATATTTACCACAGCCCTTATCCCCCTCTCAACATCCACATCATTGCATCACTTACTTGCTCCACCGCATCCTCCGTGCCTACATTTCCAAATATATTTACAGTGCCGCTTTGAGTTGCCCCACCCTGATTATCGCCGACCCCTAGTCTGCTTAAAGATTCGGCAAACAGTTTATCTAAAGTTCCGTTATGAAGTGGCAGAACCGCTTCATTATGCCTGCCTTCGCCAATCTCTGCGAAAGTAGGTCTTGTAACAATCCCGCCGCTGGCAAGGTGGACGTCTGGTTCGGCACCGCCCATCACGCCTGACATCGCTCCCATTCCTGCAGCTGCTGTCATTCCTGCAGATTGAAGCCCTGTCGCTATCCCTGCCGCCCCAGGATTGAATACAAGCACATTCCATGCCAATGCCGTAGCTTGTGGCATTAATGATGCCATAGTGGCAGATTGAGCCGCCGCGTCTTTAGTTCCCATCATTCTGGAGAACGCCGAGGCCAACATGCGTTGTGCCTGCCATTGCACGAACATCGCCACAATTTGCTTGCCCAAATCCTTCAATGTATCACCGAGATTTTTACCATGCACAATCGCATCTGAAAAAGCTGAAGCTAGGCCATCCTTTAAAGCACTCATTGCTTGAAGCTGGAAGTCCAACAGTGTGGATTCAGCCTCACGTCGCCAATCATAATGCTGTTGCATCAATGCTTGCTGCTCCTCAATATGCGTTATAAATGCCATATTTTCATCAGATAGCATCTGCATATATGCTGCAGTATTGCCTTCGCGATATGCCAAATCCATATTAGCTCGAATGGCAGATTGAGCAGTTGATACGCTAGTCATTTCTTGTTGGGCTTTCGCATTGATTATTTTTTCTTGAGCAACGATATATTGAGCCGCCTCGATTCTGGCTTTGGTGGTTTCGTCGAGCATTGCCTTTGTTGATGCAATCTGCTCTGAGTTACCTGTTTTTACTGCCCGATTATATAACTCGGCGGCCTCTAATTCAGCTTGTGCAAACTTCTTTTGTTCATCACTCAAACGGTTTAATGCATCCAAACGATTTTTCTCAATCTCTCCAAAAACCGCATTTGCCCCTTCTAAATCGCTGAAAAATCGGTCGACCTTAAACTGCTCAAAAGCAAATTGGACATCCCGCGTTTTATCTTTCATATCCAACAATTTCTCATTGATACGGTCAATTTCACGCTCTAGCTCGCTTGCTCTTCCACTTCCTCCTGAACCGCTGCCGCCTGCTGTCGCCATATTTGTAGGCAAATTCATTCTCTTTAAAGATTCTTGCATTGCCCTCTCTTCGCGCAGTCTATCAATTTCTTCATCGCTCGCCCTATCCTGCGACCTGAAATCACCCATTCCTTGCACATCGACCTTTGCCTTGCTCGCAAGCCCTATAAACTCCAATAGCGCCGCAGAAACTTCTTTAACCCAACCAATGATTCCTGATGCCCATGAGGGGATATAATCAGCTAATCCTGCAAAATACTCTTTAATTTTTCCCCAGTTTCGATATACTGCAATCGCTGCCGCCGCGACCAAACCCGCCACTATGATTATCTTTGCAAAAGGAATTAGAAATACGCCTATTGTTTTAATCAGACCTAAAAAACCGCTCTGCAAAGCGGTCACCGCAATTCTTGCAATTGTCATTGCTGTTGTTGCTGCCCCTGTTGTTGTGGTGGAGAAAACCAATGCAACAACGAAATTTTTGATAGCTGCAACCGCCGCAGTACCAGTGGCGAAAATCATTTTATGAATTGCAGGGATGTAGGCTACAGTGAGTACACTGGCAATAACAATTAGTGCCTCTTCCGCTTTCACACCGTTTTCTGTCAGGAATTGAAAAGCAACTCCCGCCGCCGCTCCCACTACAAGAAGTGGTAAGAGTGCAAGATTCGTTTTTATCGCTGCTATGGTTGTTGCCGCAAGTGCAGGAACTGCTCCCATTATTAAAGCGCCTGATAAAGCATAAATCCCTGTGATTGTTTCCGGCGGAATTAACTGCCTCACTGCGGCAGAAAAACCGCTCGACTTAAGAGTATTTGAAAAATCTTCTAGTGCGTTTTTCGCTCCCTCGAGCTTGCTGTGAAGGTCAAAGGTGTCTATGATTTGATCTCCAATATCACGAAGCACAAATCCTATACTCTCTTCAATATTCGCCCACATACCGATAAGTGTTTTTTCCTGTGCTTCCATCATTCCACCGAAACGCGAATTCATCCCCTCGACTATCGCCTGTATGCCTGTTGCGGCATCAATAGAACCCTTTGACGCCATCTCCATAGCTTCCGGAACAGATACACCGATTTTCTCAGCTAATATCTCCCATGCCGGAACTCCTGTATTTGCAATTTGCTTGATATCATTAGTCGTTACTTTTCCAATTGCCGACATTTGACCCAATGCTAAAGTAAGCCTTTGAATCCCTGCATCACCAAGACTGAGAGCAGCCGATGCATCACCTACTGACCTCAGTATTGGTATTACCTCTTGTGCTTGGAATCCGAATGCAAGCATTTGCTTGGATGCATCAAGCACACCCGGCAGGTCAAAAGGAGTAGATTTAGCAAATTTTTCCATTTTCTCCAAAAATTCGTTCGCCTTTTGGCCGTCTTTTAAAAGGGTGGTAAAAGCCATTCTTGTCTGTTCCATATTCGCTGCCGCTCTGACAGAAGCAATCCCTAGCGCGCCGAAACTGGCCGCAACAATACCAATACCCGCCGCAAGTCTTTGCGATTGCTGAAACGCTCCACCGCCAAATGCTTTTTTTATATTGCGTTGCATGGTATTTAATTTTTTATTTAAATCATCAATGTTTCCTGTGATTCTAACACTTAAACTAGCTGCATCAGCCATCCGTTCACCTCCTCACGTCTTCAAAATCTTTATAAAGTTCCTCTTTTGTGGGTTTATCGCTTGACTTGCCATATCTACGAGCGAATTCTTTTTCGCCAAAAATATGCCTCAACGTGATGGGTTTATCCTTTTTCCCCCGCTGAGCATTATGTGTTGGTAGCGTAATGTAGTAAGCAAAGAGGTGCTCTTGTTCTTCAAATTCTTGTTTCTTTCTCACTCGCAACCCATCGTACATATCCAAAACCTCACCCGGTGTCAGGCGATCCATTTCCCACGGTTTTAAAGCAAGAGAGCTATAGCAAATGGGAATCAGATATTTTCTGTCCCACTCGCTATAGCTCTCTATCATTCGTTTTTTACGTCAATTTCCTCAGCTTCTTCTTCTTCGCCGATTATTTCTTTGAATTTTGATGGATTCCCCATAATTCCCGAAAGCATAGCCGCCTCAACCAGCTTTGCATTAAGAGCCATTCCCCCGTTCTTATCATCATATTCATCAATCCACGCCTCAGCGACTTCCAGTTTGGGTCTTTTCCCTCCCGCTCCTTCTAGTGCAAATATCAAAACATGCGCCTCCACCGACCGCGGAAACGAATAGTCGCCCAAAGTTAAGTAAATATTTTGCTTTGGAAGAATACGTTCCATCTTCGCAATCGCACCCCTAGTGAATTTAATTTCTCTTTCCTTGCCGCCAATATTGATACTTACTGCATTTTGCATTTTTTCTTTCCTCCTAAAAATTTAAATGAAAAACCGCCCACATCCCTGTGAGCGGTCTGCTTTTTTACACTGGTGTCGCGCTTACCACGTTAGAAAATCCTGTTCTATTACCGCCGATAATAACGAGTCTGAAATAATACAGTGTTCCTGTCGCAAGACCTGTAATTTCGGCATTGTTATCCACCGGCTCAATTGTTGTCGCAGAATCAGTCCAACTTACATTGTTTGTACTGTACTGAGCCTTAATGCTTAAAGCGTCAGATACTGCTGACCATGCGAGAGTAGCAGAAGCCGAACCTGCCGTCACGGTTAAATCTCTTACTCCCCCCGGATATGGTGCATCTTCCAAAAATTGAGGAGCTCCCCGACCTTGAAGCGTTCCTGTAATTGACATCGCATCATCGTGAGGAACATCATCAGAAAACTCCGTGACACTACACCAGCCTACCTCTGCATTTCCATTTTTCCACCATCGCATAATTTGGATTTCTTGATCCAAAAGAAACGCCTGCTTAATTGCCTTCGCCCCTAAATCACCCTCTACTTGGATGCTTTCAAGTCCGATTGACCACGTTTTTGTTCCGGCAACGGTATCGCCCCACCCTTCACTGCCCTTGTCAGATACATCAATTTCGTCCGCTGACATTTCGAGTGCTGAATTACGCTGGCCACCGACTAAAAGCCAGTTCGGTTCCGCAATGGTCGCCCCTTCCCCGGCGTTGACAAATAGGTATACGTTTTTACCTAGAATTTTTACATTATCATTGACCCTTTGCGGGATATTAATATTTGTCGACATTTCTTACCTCCTAAATATATTTTTGCTGTAGATCAGCTGTAATTCTTACGACCCCATGTTGACCTGACTCTCCGCTATCAAAATCCACTTCAAAGGCTTCAACCATCGCAAAATCTACAGAATGACAAACAAAATGCTCTAATTCATACTCACCAGCTTCAGCACCGTAGGATGCCGACTGTACGATATCATTAAGCATTTCATTTAGTTTTTGTTTGTTTTGCCCCTTGCACCAAGCATGAATAGTAGAGGTTACTCTAAAATTCGCCACATCAGCCTTTGCAGAAGATGGAGCACAAGTGTAAGCTCCAATCGTTGCCCATCGCTCCGGTATTGGCTCTTCTGTATCAAGTGGCGCAACAGTATTAAAAATCTCATAACCTACAATATGAGATGTCAGTACTTTGTATAGCTGTTCTTCCCATTCTGCCATCGGGATATACCGAATCATTTTTTTACCTCCCTCAGCGCTTGTTTGATCTTCCTCTCTATTTCCGGTTTTTCTTGCTCGTAAGCAGGAATCATAAACGGTTGCGGTTTCCTTGCAGGGATTTTAATTTCGCCACTTGCAAACCTGCGAACACCGAACTCATCAATTCTCATCGCCTGCGTTTTCTTTGGCTTTATAGTCGCGGCGCTTGCTCCGAACTCGACCAGATGAGCATATCTTTCCCGAGAAGCGACCAGCCCGCTAATGCCTCTTGTGTCCGTATAAGTTCTTGATTTAATAGACTTTTTAAGCCTCCCGCTGTCTACCGATACCCTCTGCCTAGACAGCCTCCCGATTATTTTGGTTTCATCTGCTATAATTTTGTCGATTTTTTCATGGGTAGAGACTTCATACCATTTAATCTGCTTCAGCGCTTCCGACAACCCTTCAACTTCCATTGTGATGGTTTTTTTATAATTCGTCATGGTAGGATTCCCATCGCTTCAATTTCCCAATATTTGGGATCGGACGTATATTCGCGAACAGTCAAGATATTATATTTCTGACCGTCTATAATTGCCCTCATGTGAACCTTGGGAATCCTTCCACGATCCTTGCGAATAATAATCCAATTAGGCTCGAACGTACCTGGTTGATTCATGAAATTTCTATGCTGCGGGGCGAGTACCCTAATACTCGCCCACACAGAAAAAGCGTCCTCCCAGATTTCGTCCGAACTGCCACCACCGACGGGGCTTCGGTGCCTTCGTTGGAATAATGCTCTTTTGTTTAATTTCCCCGGATTCATAAAGCAACATTCCTCTCGCGCCAGAGCAAGCGTCTAACCATTAAAGGCATTTCCCGTGGAATTGTATTTCCGACTGAAACTGGACTTCTGTTTTCAAACCAAAGATTTGTAAGAAGCTTGATTCCCAATTTAATCATCTCTGGATTTTTCACCACTCTCAAATCAGGCTCATTGATAAAACTTTTCACATCTTCCTCGGCAGCTCGAATCAAGCTCGTAATCAATCCATCATCTTCCGAATACTCTACTCTCATATAGGCTTTGGCTTCTTCTAAAGTCACAAACATTACTTTCTCTTAGAAGAGCCCTTCGGTTTTTCGTCCGAAGGCATTTCCGGCTCCACTTGCTTTAATTCGTCAGTATTCGGATTTTCAATGATTTCTGGCTTTTCGGGATTCTCAGAGCCCTTCGGTTTTTCGTCCGAAGGCTCAGCAAGGCCGCCTTTGATCCAAATTGCAGAAACGTTCGGCTCAACCTCAATTACTGCCCCCGCCGCTTGCGCTACTCCTTTATACCTAAGCCCTTTTAATACTTTCACCTTCATATCATCACACTCCTAGCACAACATATGGTGACACTTGAGTCGTTCCATCTTCTAATGTGATTGGTGAAGTCACCCACGGCTTACCATCTACATTTAAGAAGGCTTTAATAATTGTTTTATTTTCCTTAAAGAGCGGATGCGGAGAAGCACTGATAGATACCCCGCTTCCGTCTTTGATTAAATATTTACTAAAATCAATCAACGCAAGGTCTCCGCGAGTTCCAAGCGGGAAGGTTCGAGCTGTAAAAATAACTGGATGTCCTGCCAGCATTGCCGGAATTCCTGTAGTAGCATTTCCTTGAATGAAGATATAATTTCCCGCTGCATCTTGCAGTTTGGCAAGCGCAGGGATTGTGGATTGATGGGCGACCCATGTATATGCCTCTCCGTCCATTTTCGTAGAGACCAGCATACTCAATACATCCTCGTAGGTGATTGTTCCGGAAGTATCCCGCATTACTTCTAAAGCACCAGCATTTCCTGCGGATAGTACCCCAAGAGGTTTGCCTGTTCCATCGCCTCTTAAAAAGCTCATATCTGTAGCTTGTGCCAACGCAGAGCTTAACAAATTTTCAAACAAAACACCTGACGCAGTAAAGTTGCGAAGCAGCTTGTCCGTGGTCGTAATTGTTCCGGCAAGCTCTTGCGGTGTAAGCGAAATTGTTTCAAAACTTGCTTGTGTGGACGGTTTTTCGTCGCCCTCGTTAATCCATGCAACCTCGACTCCACCGAACATATTTTCTGAGTAATCCAGTACCGGAATGTGCAGCGTGGCATCTGGCGGAGAGCCGGCAGGAATTACGGTAGCACGTCCTCTGACAATTGCTGCGCTTTCGGTCAAGCGCAAAAGTTCTGTTGAAAACTGATCCGGCACCAAATACCCACCAGCACCTTGTTCTCCCATCGACTGGTCTTTTGAAATAGCGTCCAAACGCCCCTTTTTATCTCCGAAACGAGTGGCACTGACAAATTCGCCAAAGTTTTTAAAACCGCCATTATTTTTGGCACCTTCTTTGTGCATTTCCGGAATGATAGCCACTCCTGTAAAATTTTTCTGACTTTCTTCAAGATTGCCACGAGCAGCAAGCAGTTGGTCATATTTTTCTACTTCTGCTTGCAGTTCCTTAACTTTGCCCTGAACTTCATCAGGGAATTCTCCACTTTTCTCAGCTTCGGTCAGAAGCTTTTCAACCTCATCAACGCAAGCCGCTCTTTTTTGTAAAATTTCCTTTTTATTCATAGATTTTTACCCCTTTCAGTTTTAATAAATCATTTTTTGCCTGATAAAGAGAAATCGAAAAAGGTTTTGCTTTTTCATGAAATTCCTTAATTTCAGGTACTAAAAAACCACTATCTTTATGAGCTTCGAGTATTTCCTCAGCCCATTTAAATAGTGGTTTAATATCAATTTTTTTGCTTTTGGCTCCATCAATCAAAGCTTGTGGGTTAGCTGGTATTGGCACACATGAGTATTCAAGAAGCTCTTGTCTAATAAAATCAATCCCCAAAGGTCTATCATTTTCCTCTGTAAATTTCCACTCCTTTGCACTAAAGCCAACAGACACAGCATTTAAAAACTTCTCTTGATACATTCTCGCGATGCTGTGACCAAACGCTGATATTTCCCTTGAAACAAATTGTGCCTGGCTTTTTAGCTGTCCGCCTTCAACCCATTCTCGAATGGATTTCGCAACTGGTGGCATCGTCGAATTATGAGCCCACAGCACTACCGGGTTATTACGATAATTTTCGAGCTCCCACCCATTTGGATTGATAGTGTCATATGACCTGTCAATCGACCCGTCCGAAATTGCAAACTCTAGGGTAATAAAGCCATCCTTGTTTTCAATTTCTTTGACATCCAGTAGCGAAAACTGTTTACAGGCTTCGACCGCCCCTTCGCTAATCTGTCTCTGGCGGATTTCTTCTAGATCCATTATCTCCACCTCCTCCCATAACCTTTTTAATCGGAACCATATTCCCATTAATAAAATACTGATTCCCCTCCTCGCCTTCCATTGGTGGCATATTTTCCATCCCTCTCCATTCATTCGGTGAAAGCGAAGCATTCATAAACATTTTTTGCGCCATCTGAGCTCTACCAGCATTATCGCCACGTAGCATACTCAAGATATCGAACTCAAAATAATATCCATCGCCACGCTCTTGTGGTGTAAGAAGCTGCATGTTCATCTGCTGCTCATAGGTTCTAAACCATGGCATCATCGAATATTGAATAAACTCCAGGCTTTGATGCTCGATATTATTATTGGTTGCCTGATCCAATGACTGAATTAAATGGAGTGGCACTCTGTAGATTCTTGCAATTTCCTCAATTTGAAACTTGCGAGTCTCTATAAACTGTGCTTCTTCTGGCGCAATTGACATTTGCTGATATTTCAAGCCTTCTTCTAGCACCATCGTTTTACCAGAATTATTATTTCCGGCATACTTTTCATCAAAGTCTGCTTTCAACCGATCTTTCGCTTCTTGGCTAAGCTCTTCGGGATGTATTAGTATGCCCGAAGGATTTGCGCCGTTAGCAAAAAAATTCTCACCGAAATCACTCGCCGATAAACCTAAAGCAATTGCCCTTCTTGCCATTTCAATTGGCGAATACCCTTTGTATCCGTCATACCCAAGCCCTGGTATATGTAAAACCTCATCGTGCAGCAACACTACTTGTTGACCGTCCGCTAATGTGACTCGGTAGGTCATATAGCCTGTTTTTCGATTAACCTTAGCCGTCACACAGTGAGGCGGCAGTAAATTAAGAGCGGCAATTTCCCCTCTGTCACCATAAATAATTTGCGCGTATGAATTGCCAGCAAGCAATACATGAACCATGGAAGTCAACTTATAATAATAAGCTGTTTGGCGACCCGGAAACGCCACGTTGTGAACCACATCATATAAAGGATTTTCTGTAGCTCGCCGCCTCTTTCCGTCACTGGTCTTTTGGAACAAATGTAAGTTGCACGTCCCCAGCGTTTCTGATAGCACCCGAATGCAAGACCAAACTGCCGAAAATGTCATCGCGGTTTGTTCATTTACAAAAATTCCTTTACTGGTACCAGACTTTAAAAAGAATGGCAGCCCCTCATCAGACGTACTAAATTTATTACTCTTTTCGGTAGGGCTCCTTGCCAATTTGGCCGCGACGCGACTTAACCAATTTTTCTTACTCACAACACTATTAAACCCCTTTCCTCATAAATACTCGGCTTCTTCGGTTTTTGAGTCATTGCCCTGCCCAAAGCCATAATTAAGGCAACAATCCCATCAATGCGCTTTGTACCTTTCATCTTAATAGGCCTTATGTTTTCGTTCTCATCCTGCTTAACTTTAATATTGTTAAACATCCAACGAAGCACAGGATTGCCGCCATGGTTTAATTCACAGCCGCGAACGAGTTTCTCAAGCTCTTTCATCGGCGGAGATAGAGTTTTTGCCCCTTGTCGCATTTCGACCATTTCGAGACCTTCTTCAGCCAAATGCCCCGCTAGTTGATGCGCCGCCCACGGGTCAAAGCCTATTTGTTCAATTTTATAGATTTGTGCTAATTTTTTAATATCGCTTTCAATAACGTCATAATCGATTACATTGCCTGGCGTCGCTTTAATAAATCCTGATTTTACCCAAACATCATAAGGTATTTTGTCTTTTCTTATCCGCTCTTTCATGCTTTCCTCAGGTATCCAGAAGAACGGCAGCACTCGCCAATTTTTACAGTCGGTACTGGGCGGGAAAACCAACACAAGCGAACTAACATCTACTTTGCTTGACAAGTCCATACCGGCGAAGCAAGACAGACCTTTGAGTTTTTCTGACACAACCATACCTGCTGACTTATCCCAATACTCAACTGGAATCCAATCCGTGTTATAGTAATTGACCCATTGATTAAGTCGCAGTTGCCTAAATGTTCGTTCATTCGCAGGATTGTCTTTCGCCTGCAAAACCGCCTTTCTTACAGCATCAACCTGAATCGTGTGACCAAGCGATGGATTGGATTTATACCAATTTCCCTCAAGCCAGGGATCATCATTTTCGCCGATTCCGTAAATCATTGCGTAAAAATTATTATCAACTCGAATCTTTTTTATAATTTCATCAGCATATTTATGGACTTCCCAGCCAATGCTTGTGCGCTCAGGATCGTCTCCGGCTGTCGTGATAATAAAAAAGAGAGGCTGAGTTCTTGCGTCAGCGCTCCCTTGGGTCATTACGTCATAAAGTTGTCTATTTGGTTGAGCATGGAGTTCATCAAAAACCACTCCGTGTGGATTCAATCCGTGCTTGGTAAATGCCTCGGAGGACAGAACCTGATAAAAGCTACGAGTTGGAGTATAAAGCAATCTCTTTTTAGAGAGAATTGGCTTGATTCTCTTTTTTAAAGCCGGATGCTGGTCAACCATATCGACTGCCACATCAAACACAATACTTGCCTGCTGCTTGTCGGCAGCGCAACCATAAATTTCTGCCCCGTATTCGTCGTCAGCGCATAAAAGCTTGAGAGCAACTGCGGCCGCCAATTCGGATTTACCGTTCTTCTTAGGGATTTCAATATAGGCGGTGCTATACTGCCTATACCCATCATGTTTTAAAGTCCCGAAAATATCGCCTATGATTTGCTTTTGCCAGTCTAGTAGGTCGAAATTAACCCCTGCCCACTTTCCTTTTGTGTGTTTGAGAGATTCAATAAAACGTATTGCTCGCTGGGCGTGTGCCTCTGAATGCATTAACCGCTCAGCAGCCCTTCAAACTCAATGCCACCGTCATCTTGATTTACCTGGATTCCAGACCTCGCTGACGGGCTCAATCCAAATTCAGAGCAAAAACCTTTAAAATTCTTCAGAGCCGTATTGCCAATAGAAACCTCCGGACGCTGTTGTTCGTACTCGCCTATTGAATCTCCACTTTTATTAACTCTCTCAATTACCATGACTCGACCCTTTTCAATTAAAATCTTTTCACACTCAACCCATACACCATAGCTCTGACAAGCAGCAGTAAATGCTTCACCGTCTATTTCAGTCAATAAACCTAGGTCATTTAACTTTTTCGCCAGCCGGCGCCACATTGCTTTTGCATCTTTATTTAACCAATTCGGGCATGATGGCAACAACGGCTTCGGCTTCGGTTCGTTTTGGTTAAGCGGACGCTTTCCAGGGTTTCCCTCTACGATTTTCAAATGCGTTGGTTTTCTTGGTCTACCCCCTTTCGCTGACATTTTACTACCCCCTTTAAAAGTTTTGCGAAAATTCGTGTTGTCTTCCGCCACGGTACGGGCAAAGATAAGCCTCTAAGGATTTGCCTACCCCTGCCCTTACTTCATTTTTTTATTTCAAAATCAAAATTATTGATTTTCCGCCATCGTCTTGCGGTCATGGCATTGCTTGCACAATGGCTGCCAGTTTGAAGTGTCCCAAAACAATTGTTGATTACCCTTGTGTGGTCTGATATGATCAACCACCTCGGCCGCTCTTCCGCACCGCACACATATAGGATTGTGGCTCAAAAATCTAAGTCTAGCCTTCTGCCACTTGTGATTATATCCACGCGCAGTCGGTGACCCTCTACGCCTATCATAGGCTCCCCTGTGCTCATCGCAGTATCCGGAACCCTCTACCACATTAGGACAATTCAAGTGTCTGCATGGTCTCTTAATTCGGTCTATTGCCATGTATTCCACCTCTTCTCTTCGGTGGCGATGGTGGGGTTGGTGGTCGCTCGCTCCCCCATTCACTCACGCCCTGCACGCACCCACACCGAGTACATCGCACACTCCTTCGAGATTCTATCCCGAAGCCACCATGTACTCGGTAGTTCCTGTTCTCCCAAAACTCATCAACCCAAGGCTCATGCCCATAGATGAAACAGATCAGCTTTAACCTTAATCGTTTTCTCGCATTCCCAAACATAGCGCTATCGCCCCCTTCTCGGCATAAGAAAAGCCCCCTGATATTTTCAGGAGGCTTAACTGATTTAATTTTCACACTAACATAATATCACAGTCCGATGTAACATAGTGTATCATCTTTACATCATATCGGCTGTTATAACGATCCCCATTGCTTCTTGGACATCTTTAGCCAATTGTTGTGTGCCTTCCCCGACTGACTTATCAAAGCTAATGTACATCAAGCCGTTTACGTCAGAAGGAAGTTCCAATTCAGTGGTTTTCTTATGCAAAATAGCAACTCTTTTTCTCCCCAATTTCGCTAAAAGCATTCCCATTTCCAAAATAACATTTTGACGAGCCCTTCCCATTAATCCCGATTCTACCCCCGCCACTTTACCCTCATCGTCAGGAGTAAGTAGAACCATTGCAAAGCTTGCCTTTTCAATATTCTCTTCCAGTTTCTCTATGATAGTTTGCCCTTTGGATGGTAGCTTTTCTAAAATCAAAGGGTTTAAATTCCAGCGACGTAAAATCACCTCTAGCTCATTACGGCTATTAGTGTCATGCCCATAAACCACAAATACGTTTCGGTTGTCACTGGCTTTACTATGCCTGTACTCGCCTCGAGAACTTAACAATTCCTCTATTTTCTCTTTATCTGCTCCTTGAACCTGAAAAGTACCTTTGTTATAAACCGTTACTGTCGCTCCATTGTCTAATTTAATCTTCTGCCCATGGGGCACATCCTGCGGCTTTCCCATAATCCCATAGTGTTCTTGTAAAATTTCTAAAGCTTCAGGCATCGTCATTTTTATCGTCTCCACTCTTTTTTACCTCCATTTTACCAGAATCTTGCCCATTTAAATACTTATCTTCAAAGACTATCAAAGCCGCAGTGTGTAGCCTGTGTATGTGCATTCTGCTGTATCTCATTGCCCTTGCAACCTCGTACCACTTCTTAAAATTAATATATCTGTGAACCAATATCATTTTATACTCGACACTCTCCAGCCCATTGATTTTCTGCAGTACCTCAGCCTGTAGCACTCGTTGCTTTCGAACAGTATCATCAATCCGATTTTCTAAATCTACCATCGCCACAGACGACCCGCCCACTTTATCGCCTGTGCTTCCGGCGGCGGGCATTCCTGTCATGATACTTGTAATTTTAGTCTGCTGATCCTTTAGCCTTTCCCTCTGCTCAATCAAAGACCATATGTAGCCCTCAAGCCAATAAGCCTGCTGTAAATATTCTTTCGCTGTCATTTCCACCTCACACAAGTACAATTTTTATAAAATGCCATAATGCCCAACTAATGCCTATAAAGCTCAGGGCTGATAGTATTCGCAATGTTTTGGTGTTTGCCGTTTTAGCCGCTAATATAACACTGAATAGCCCTTGTGTTAGTGCCAATAATGCAATTATATCTAGTGCTTTAATCATGATGCGCCCCCTTTATGCTTCTCTATCCTCGCCTTTAGTGCCAGCATCAGCATTTCCTGCGTGTCGCTTTTACCATCCAAAGCCTTTACTACGTCCTCATCAATGCCGCCGGAAATAGTCAGAAGATGAATGAATACCTTCTGCTGTTGCCCTTGCCGGTGTAGCCGCTTATTGGCCTGTTGGTAAAGCTCCAAGCTCCAATTTAGGCCAAACCAGATTACATGATTGCCGCCATCTTGAAGATTAAGCCCATAGGCACAGCTCGCCGGATGCGCTAGAAGAATATCTATCTCCCGATTATTCCAGTCTGTCTCATCCTGCGGAGTTTTCAAGACCCGCACCCTCAATCCTGTCTTTTTAAGTGCCTTTTCTAGCCGGGGTATATCGTGCTGAAAGCTGTAAAAAACTAACGCCGGGTTTCCGTTCAGCTCTTCCACAAGCTCCATAAAAGCCTCAATTTTGCAGTCATGAACCGCTACCACTTCCCGGTTTTCCCCATAGACCGCCCCGTTGCAAAGTTGCAGAAGTTTATTATTTAATACCGCCGCCGAACCCGCATCTATGAGTTGTTCATCTATCTGCAGAAGCATTTCCTTTTCCAGCTTGTCATATGATTTCTGGGCTTTATCGTCCAGCATCACAATTCGCTGATCCATAATGCAGTCCGGTAACTCCAGATAGTCCTCTGCCTTCATGCTGATGCAGATATCGCCAATCAGCCGCTTAATCGTCTCGGCACTATCATTTTTCGGCTTATAATTAAAAACCCGCTCTTGATTCCTCTGGTCGGGGTCAAAATACCGCTGACGGTAATGAGTGATATATTTCCCCAGCCGCTCCCCCTGATCCAATAAATAGACCTGCGCCCATAAATCAATTAACCCATTCGGGGCAGGCGTACCTGTAAGCCCCACAATCCGCTTAATCCTATCCCGCACCAATACCAAGGACTTAAAACGCTTCGCTTGATGGCTCTTGAAGCTCGACAGCTCATCAATCACCACCATATCAAAAGGCCACTCATTGCGGTAATAGTCCACAATCCACGTTACATTTTCCCGATTCGTAATGTAGATATCTGCAGGCATAGATAATGCCCTCATTCGCTTTTGCTGTGACCCCAAGACGCTTGATATCCGCAGTAACCCCAAATGATTCCACTTTTTAGCCTCCCTTGCCCAAGTGGACTCCGCTACTTTCTTTGGTGCAATCACAAGCACCTTACCCACTTGAAAACGGCTATATTTAAGCTCTTTAATCGCCGTGAGGGTAATCACAGTCTTGCCTAATCCGGGCTCTAAAAACAAGGCTAGCGCTTCTGTGTCATATACTCGTTCTATGCAGTACTTCTGGTACTCGTGGGGTATAAATTCAGTCAATGCAATCGCCACCCCTCAACCGGATATACTCGTCTACCCCCTCAATCGAATCAATGACCCAGACATTCGCCCCTCTGCTCCGAAGTCTGGAAATCTGTAATTCCTGCTTGGTCGTGGGCTTCTTCCCCGGCGCTTTCAGCTCTATAAAGTCCACCACGCCGCCCGGTAGCACTACCAGCCTGTCCGGTACTCCTATATTTCCCGGAGATGCCCACTTATAGGCAATCCCCTTTAATTTCTTAGTCACTTGCCCCCGCAAATAGTTTTCTATTTTTCGCTCTCTCACGGCACCCAATACCACTCACCTCCATCCTGTATTGATTTCATCGACAAAGCTTTTCTTGCCGCCCTCATTTCTGTTCTTTTTATTTTTCGCTCACGGCCATAAGCAGTAAAATCCTTAGCTTTTCGCACCCCTGCATCCCAAGCCTCCTGAACGGCTTTCTTTGCTAGTGCAAGCCTATCCGCTGAAATTGAATCCATAAAAACCTCCTCGTGTGTATATGTACGTGTACAGGTCATGATGATGCCTATAAACTATTTTTAAATTAGGCGATTTAGGTAATTTAGGTGAAATACAATAATACCTAATTTACCTATTTCAACTACTTATATATAATCTTTGTAGACATTGTAGACAAACATATATAAGCTATTGGTTTTACTGGGTTTTCTCTGTCTACATTCCCATCTACAATCCCTTTTTCTCTTGTAGACGTTGTAGACATCTGCTTTTTGAGAATGTAGACAAATCATAGGCATTGTAGACAGTTCTTTTTAGTCAGTATCAGTCCGTTTAAACCCTCGTTGAAGTCCATACGCACCAAATCTGGCACTTGTTCTGTTACGTTCCCAGTCTGAAAATCGCCCTAAAATCCCGTTAATTTCTGCGGCGTCCATTTTCTTCATGTTCTTAGGGTCGCCGTTCAGGCACTCGCACCATATTTCTAAGGCGCACACCCTATCCCGCGGCTCAGTTTCATCTTTAGGCTCTGGAGTGCCCCAGTACGCCCGCCGCTGTGATAACGACAGACTTAGCCAGCCTTTCGGCACTTCTCGCTCTAAAAACTCACGGATCAGACCCTCTTTGGCGTTATGCTCTTGGTGGGCTTCACGTTCAAGCCTCGCCGCCTCTTCCAGCTCTTTAGGAAGGTGTAGCGTTTCGCCCAGTTGCCATCGCACATAAGCCTCTGCAATCACTTGACGCACTTCATTTTTAAACTCATTGAATATGTCCTTTGTCGGCGTCTGCACACAGACGTCAATCGGATGAAAGCGCCTGTTGCCGGTCAAATCCTTTAAAAATTCAAAGTCATTCGTTGTGCCGAAGAACACGCCCCGCCGCGGGTAGTTATTCGTTCGCCGCCCATAAGGTTCTCTATAAATATCTTCCTGCTTACTCAAAAACTGCTTGACTGAGTTTGAGGTTGATTTTGACATCGCTTGAAGCTCGCCAACCTCATTTACCCATACCCCTTGAATCATTTCCGCCGCTTCCTTGCCTTCAAAGGTAGTTAGTGAATCAGAATACCACTTATTGCCCAAAAGGCTTAAAATGGTGCTTTTCCCTACCCCTTGCGGCCCGGTTAATACGGTCATATCATCATATTTAACGCCCGGCGTCATAGCTCTTGCAACCATAGCGACTACGGACTTCCGGGTCACAGTGCGGACATACGGCGTATCTTTCGCCCCTAGATAGTCGATAAACATTGTATCTAGCCGCTTCACGCCATCCCACGCTACGCCTTTAATGTAATCCTGCACCGGGTTAAAGGTATTTTCCGCCGATACCAGCATTAAAGCACTCATGACCTTATCTCGCCCGGTAATGTTATATTGCTTCTCCAAGTACCACATCACGCCCGCGTCGTCTATATCAGTCCAATATCGCTCTTCCGGCTTTAAGTTCCAAGGAAAAGCGCCTAATACCAAACCTCGCACCGCAAATTCGTCATATGCGATTTTGCCTTTTAAGTTCGGGTCATTTTTCAGAATCAAGCAAATATTGTCTATGGTTTTTGAATACTGACCGTTATTATCTTTGCCTAATTCCGTGATCCAGACAAAATCGTCCTTCGATACTTCGCCCGGAATATGCCCGAATGCCGCTATCAACTTCTCGTGCTGTTCCTCGGCTAAGATTAGCTTTATTTCCTCATTAGCACCCGCCCACGAGCAGGCCGCTGAGTAGCTCGGCAGTTTATTTACCGGTGTTCCCGCTTTGGCGTCCTCGTCCAGATGCCCGAATGTATGCATACGGAAGAGGTCAAAGGCATTTACCAAATGCCCGCCCACAGGGTCTGTGGCGTGATGAGAGAATAGGAATTTACCATTGTCATAAGTCACCGCGCCGCCGATGGTTGAGCCGTCTGTGTAGGAGAACCTATCTTCCATGCCCTCTACAGCCTCGTATGCACCTTGAAGCAATTCTTCAATCACTCTGTGGACGTCATAGGTCTTACAGAAAGCACCTATTACGCCGTGCTTTTCTTCCGGGTCTTGCTGTTTTGCCAACGCCCGCTGTTGCACTTGGTCGTGTCCCGGTACTTGCGCCCATGAGCTCACGTTGCGCCAGTCAGCATACAAGCCGAGTATGCCGTCAGCCGAGCTGAACGGCTTATCTCCGACTTCGTAGATATACTCACTATCTCGTGAGCAACTTGGCCAGTACATCAGCCTTGACGCTTCAAACGTGGTCGGGTCGCAGTATTCTATCCCGATAAGCTCCGCCAATTTCCGTGCGGTAGGCTCATATTCGTCCGCTGTTACTGCGCGGTCCAGGGGCAGGATTACCCGCAGACGGGGCTTAAAGGCTTCGTGCTTCCGGGTCGAGTAGACTACATAGGCGCACCCTAAAGCCTCAATCCTCTGCAGGATATTATGGGTCGAGTTCTGGGGCAGGTTATCAAGGTCGAGAGTGACGAGGTCACGCCCGATTACGTTCATTGCCTTGCGCCTACCATCCCTTAATTCGCCCCCTACGAAGCCGCCAACGTCCTTTAATTCGTCCTGCTTGGTCTTCGGTAGCCGGATATATTCAGTTATCGTCTCAGGGCTTCTGGCGGGGTTACGCAGTTTATCCACGAACTCCGCCCAGAAAAGCTCCTGCTTTTGCCAGAAGGTAGCCTTGCGACTACCCCCGGCTGATATTATGATTTTGCGATTATTGTTCATAGATTCGCTCCGCTCTGATTTTTACGGTCGTAGACTAAAAGGTGTAGGTTTTTTACTATCTTTCCAACGTGGGTTTTTATAATTAGTCGATTTACGATCTTTTCGACTTAAAAGTTTTCCGCTTGCAAGCATCGCCCGCCGCCAGATTTTCTTTAACATTTCAATCACTCCTTTTTACAAAATCCATCTACTTCTCATCCTTACTTACCCAAAATCGGATTTAGCTCTCTTTTACTCCTTTTCGGTGTCTGAAAAGTTCGATTGAATGGTTAAACCGCGCCGAATTTTCAAATTCTTCAAACGCTTTTGGGCTAACAACGTGTAATTGCGCTTCTGATTTATCGGTTTTATGTGGTTCTCTGATAACTAAATATTTTATATACAGCAGTCCACCATGTCCGGCCAAAAAGCCTTTTACATATCCTTTCGATTGAAGCCCAATTGCTTCCAAAGTTTCGCCGGTAGTGTATTTTTTATTAGTATTCTCATGCTCCACGCTCCCAATTCCACCACCTCTGCATGCCCTTTGCGGGGATAGGTTCATCAAATTTTTCTACTACTTCTAATGCCCACAGATAACGACCCTCGCTTAAATCACCGAAATTAGGTTCTTCCATCAAATCCATTGAATCATATACTCTTGCAAATTTCTCATAATCTGATTCTTCGTTTGGCATTGATTGACGAATTTCCCATGAAATCCCACATTTAACATCATCTTTTACCAGTCCACAAGCGCACAAATAAGCGACCCCAAGCACTTTGCCATATTGTGGCTCAATTCCGTATTTCTCAGCCAACGCCTTACCCTCTGCGTCCATCGGCTTTTTACCGGCGTGGATTGCAATTTCGCCTCGTACGTTGGTTTTATGCCCCCTGGTTTCGAGCTTCTTTATCCCCATGATGATTAGGCTTGCGTATGGCTCGTGAATTGTTAAGGCTTTCATCCCTCGCCACCTTCTTTCAGGTAGCGTTCGTTGTACTCGGCAGCGCTGATGAGGTCTTTGGACGGTGTTCGCCAAAGGTCGCCACCTTGCGCTTGTGTAACATTTGAAAATTTGTCGTCCCAATCATCTAGGTAGAAGTAGACTTTTTCCGTTTTTACGTTATACACAATCTCGCCCTTTTTGAATCGGGGCGCATGCACGATGTACCAGTTGTCGAGGGGTAAAGTTGCTGTACCCGCACAACTTCTCCAATTAGTCAATTCTATCGGTTGTTTTTTGACAATTGTGTCATCCCCATAAGCTTGGAATGATTCGATTTCGTTCAGACCATCTACTTTGCATAACATTCTAGCGTGATGGTCTGTCGTGCTTTCCCTATACACCCGATCCCCCGGATTCTTCGACTTCTCCAGAAATGCTATCGCCTCGGATAGGCTGATTAGTTCTTTACTCATGATTCCTCACTTTCTACCATTCCGTCCAGATGGACGATATGGTCATTCCGGAACGCCTATTCCGGATTGGAAAACACTTGAATTTCGTACTCTCTCCAAACTTTCGTCTTTGGGTGTTCGTTGCTTTTCAATTTGCGAATCAACTTCACACAATCCTCAAACTTCCCTGTAAAAAGTTCATCTCCCGAATTACCAACCCACTCTCCATCTTGTTTAATTCGTCTGAATCGTGAGTAATAAAGCTTCTTGTATTCCATGCAAACCCGCCGACTTTTCACAATGTAAATAGTGTTCCGTGGGTTCATATTCCACTCACTCCTTCCCAACTCTTTCCATTTCGGAAACTGTTGCACGCTCCGCAAGGAAGGCTTGGACTTTCTTCAAAACTTCTTCAGAGCCTTTTCTCCCCATATTCCTTATCTCCATCAGCTCATCAAAAGATAATTTTGCCACTTGATTAATATCTGTAATTCCTGCCTTGCGTAAACAATAAAGAGGTCTGACAGACAGCCCTAGTTGCTCAATGTTATCCTTGCCAAGAAACTCCCCGATTTCCGCCCAATTACTCCCATCTTCTTTGAGTTTGGCTAGTGCTTCTGATACATTCATTGCAAACACCTCAATCTTTCATATAGTAGTCGCTGATAAAACTTTCAGCTTTTAAATCCAGCCCCGCCGCCCACTCTAAGGGCTCGTCCATGATTCGGTTAATATCGTCCATATCAAGGGCATTTTCCGGAACGTCAAATACGATTTCATCATGGATGTGCATCAGGATTTTATATCCCGCCGCCGCAGTCCTTTTCAGGGCTTCCGCTAAGCAATCTCGCGCAATAGCCTGCACGATATTCTCCGTCAGCTTCCCGCCGTAGGTGGATACTTCCAGCCATTTACCCTCCACCATCCCCATGTAGTGGACAGCTCGCTTTCCGTGT